ATGGCCCAAGAAGAAAACACTTACGGCGATAGAATGAGAGTGGCGCGAATTGAGGCGGGATATAAAAGCGCTGATACTTTTGTGAGTGAGGTCAATGCGCACTTAGAAGTGCAAGATGTCGCACCCATCAGTATTTCGACGTATAGAAAGTGGGAGCAACTCGGTACAGCGTTGGAAGATAAAAAGCTAAGAGCCTACCCGCACCCGGTGTTCTTCCCTGTTTTTAGCGGGCTTACGGGCACGACGGCGTACTGGCTTTGGTACGGTAACGCGCATGGCATCGTGAAGAAAATCTCACAACTGCCAACGCAACACAGACGAGTTATTGCTCAACAGCTCGCAAGCATCAAATGCCCGCGACAGCTGGGTTTGATTGAAGAATTTACGCGCATCGCAGGCAAGCTGGCAGACCGACAACGCCGCGCTTTATCTGCGTTTTTAAAGTTGCTCTGACGTCACCTTTTAAACTTCAACACTCACCGCAGTCAACGCCGGGGCCTTTCCTTTGATTTCACCGGCTTGAATGATGGCTTTCTCTGTTGCCGCCACGCTATCGCCTTTTACGCGCAGCGTTTCACCGCCGCGCAATTGCACTGTGCTTGTACCGTCACTATGTACGGTTTGCACAGTGACGACGGTTTTAGCACCAAGGCTGGTTAGCCCTCCAAATTTTGCCCAAGGGTTGCTCATTGTGTTATTCCTCCCAGCCAATAGGCTGTTCAACGGTTACCGTTTGGCGGACTTTAGCCAGCCCCCGCCCCGGTACGCTTATGCTAACAGCGGTCACGTAGCCACGATACGATTGCGCGGCATCGTCATAGACCACTGCAACAGAATCCCCAGGCAACAATAACCCCGGCTCTGCACTACCTTCGGGTATTGCCAGCTCAAGCGAGTGAATAACACGATCCCCGCCCGCTGAAATTTCTTGCCGCCCACGGCTGGTGTTGGCTTCAAGCGAGGTGAGCCATGATTCAACAACATCAGCCCCCGGCGCATCACCCGCCGTGCCTTGCCGCGTTATCGTTGCCGCAACCCCTTCGCTTTCACCCGAGACGAACACCGCATTGATTTTTTCACGGTACTCAAGCTGGCCGCCCTCTGAAAGTATCTGGCTTTGATGAATGGTTTTATCCATCGTCGCTGCCGCCAACTCCCACGGCACTGGCCAGTATCGAGGCCGCACCGTCAGCACATCAGCATCAAGCGCTGGCTGAACCACCGCCCCCGCCGTCGCCGCCAAACGTTTAATAACCTGAAGCGGGGCTTGCTCTTGATAGCTAAACACAGCGTTAGGCATAGACCAATCGGGAAGATCAGACGTATTCCAGCTCAAAGTAAAGCCAGTGCCTAGCAACTCATCAGCGGCAGCCTGCACCGCCGTTGTGGTGCCGATTGACCGCGTACGCTTGGGCGCATACGGCAACCCAAGGTACTGGCTGCGACTATAGCCCGACACACTAAAGCGTTTATCTAATTGATTGCCCGAGATGCTACGACTGCGCCCCCAGGTAGCAATAAAAAACACCCAGGTATGGCCGTTGATCGTGATGGCGATTTCTTTATTGCCCAAGGCGTCAGGCTTCACAAGCGCAATACTGGCCTCGTTTAAAATCTCGCACGACAGCTTCCAGCTCACACTATCAGCATCGAGATTCATTTTAATATCAGCCACCGCCAACGGCGTGTTATCGGGCAGCGAAACCACATTTACAGAATTCACGATGATGTGCACCTCTCGTGCATTGGGTTCAGGGACCAGCCCGCCGGGGATGGCAGGCAAATCCACTTTGTACGGCAAATCCGGTTGATGATAGAGCGATTCACCCACGCCCCAGCGTGTGTTTGCCGGTTTACTTTTGTTTGACGCTTGATGCACGCTAAATAGCCCGCCTGCGTAAATTGGGTACGCAGGCAGATCGGTGAGTTTGTATGACGCGATTTTAAAAATCGGATTAGGTATATGCTCTGGCGTATCGAGATTAAACACCCCTGAAACGCCGGTGAGCAATTCACCCTGCCGTAGATCGTATTCATTAACGCGGACCGTGTATCGGTCAGTACCCAGTTGGCTTGTTATCGTTTCAAACGAGTGCGCAACGGGCATGTGCACAATAAACCCGCCGTCGTGATTTAAACTCACCGACGCTTCAGCAACTGATAACGCGCCCTCGGTTTGCATTGGCACCGGCCTAACAAACGGCAGCGCAGAGTTATGATTTAGCGTTGCCCCGGCGATGGGTACCGACATCACAACAGAGCAATTATGCGTTTGCAACGTATCCCAAGCGGTTGCCACCTCACTGGCATAATTCAACTCAGCAACAGCCACCGCAACCCGCACCCCGGTTTGAATTGAGCGCGGCTGGTGCACAGCCGCTGCAGCGTCTGCGATGCACGAAACATCGGGAGCGACGACGGGCAAACCCGCGCTAACGCGCAAACGAATTGTCATGCGCGCTCCTCACGTGAGTTAGACAAAATACGGTCCCTGAGAAACAGGTTTATAAAACGGCACTGCAACCATACGAGCCGTACCGGAAACAACCACCGCCCCGGCTTCGATTGGCCACGTTGGCTCAGCGCCCAATGTGCCGGTTTCACTCACGTCATAAACGTAGCCCGTATACACAGACGGATGAATACGCTCACCCACGCCACGCGCCTCACCGGTTACGTGAGGCACGCCGTAATCATCGTGCACCGTGATTAATATCTGCCCTGTGTAGCCGTTCCATTCCAGCGTATATGCGCCCGTGCTCGGGTCAGAAACCGTGCGGGCTAACTGGTACGGCGTTTCGCCATCGAGGGCTAATGCAACGACGTTACGCGCCGCGGGTTGATCAGCAACTAACACCGTACCGCTGAACGAATTAGGCTCCCCGGTACCGGAGTTTTCAGCGCTTGATTTGAATTCGATATTGACTTGGTTGGCGTCGTATACGTAGTTGTCTACCCACCACACGCCGTCAGCAATGCCGTTCGATATTTTAAATGCTAACAACTTATACGTTGCGCTAGTGTCGATACCCGCGATCAAAAATCGCAGCTTGTCGCGCACGACGACTACCTTCTCCGGCTGATTGATAGACCGAAAAAACTGCACAACAAAAAAATCCGCTGCGGGCAAATTATGATTGATTGACGCATATACCGGCGGCACGACCGCAATCGGAGATACAACAACATCAGCGAGGGTTACTGTAAACGTCATGCCCAATCACTCGCATCGAGTGATAAAAATGCGACGTTATTAGTCAGCCTGACTTTTAAAAACGTTTTACCAGCAATATTAAATTCAGTTTTCAGGTCGCCAACAAACATACGATCCAGCCAATCGTCATACAAGCATGCAGCCGGGTTAGCATATACACCAGCCATTGCGCACACTTGATTTCCATAACGCGTATTTGATTGACCATCGGTTAACAGCCAAACGCTACACGGTAACAGCGGTAATTCAATAATCGAATCGTCTTGTTCGCCAACGCCGTTTTGCCTATTGTCGCCAGCGGCAATGAAAAACGGCCAGAAGCAGTACGACCCCCCGCCGTCGAGTATCTGACCATCCAATCCGTAAAAAACTGTCGATGAGTAGTTTGTAAAAATTCCCGCGCTATTAAAAAAACCATACGCGTTCAATGCTGCGATACGCTCGGTATTTGCACCCCCAAAAATTACAAAATTACCCGATTGTGGCGCGGCGGGACTTCCCAAGCCCCGAAAATTTCTAACAGCGCCAAATCCAACGGTGCTAACAACGCTATTAGATATCGCCGTAGTAAACACAGTATCGTGACTCGACATCCACACCCACGCAAAATTTTCGTTAGCAACAACACACCAGTATGGGTAGTGCGTTTTATAACTAACAGGCCGCTGTGTGACTTCGCTCGAACCCTCAATAAAGTCCGTCGATATGTCTGCGATAGCGCGCTCACCGCTGCGTGCATTGACAGCGGTGAGCGCATCGATCATCGCTTCGGCGACGTACATAAACGGCGGGTAATCCACCGTGGCTGCACGCACTAAACCGAGCACACCGGACTGCCCAGCATTTGTAAAACTGGCGTGCCCGCTTGCAGCCCAGTCATCATAAACGACACTCCAGCCCGCAGCGGCTTTGCTGCCATAGCCATCAATCAAACACGCTTTTAATACTTGATAAAATGCATCTTGGCCGTTGGTTAAAACCGGCGCACCGGCGTCGTCGGAGTAATAAACCGTAGGTGCTGTCATCAGTCTGCATCTCCTAGAAATTCAATCACGATCACGTCGTCATCGACGGGCACGTTGCTTGGCGTTACTGTACGGATAATCTCAACCGGCGCGGCAGCGGCATCGGTATTAAACCGCACAACATTACTCGCCACCCAACCACCACCCCAGCCCGCCGCACGTACTGTGAAATACGGCGTTTCTGTCATCGGATTAATCGGTGAAAAATCAGCGTTAATACTGCCTGTACCGATCACACCACGCTGTTCTGAAATGCACTGAAAGCCGGTACTTGATGTGAATTTCAACTTCCAGCGATCTTCAACACACCCAAGGCTATCCACCAAAATCGGATTATTGAGGTCGTCATAACTTGCGACTGACGCATCACCAACAATGTCATCAAGCCAATCTGGCGAGTCCACTTTTTGAAAAAACGTGTTTTTAATTCTCGCTTGCAGATCACCGACTTCAACGACGGCGGACACGTAACTATCATCAGCAACATAGTCGTGCGTGAGCTGTAAATTAAGATGAAGCTGCCCAGTAACTGACGCATTAGTGATAACAGCACGGTCTTCTATTCGGTGATTTACAGAAAGCGGCAGCGTAAGTGAATTACCGTCGCTATCAACCGCACTGAACGGATCGGCCAGCGTCGCAGTACCGGCGGCTAAATCTACGGCGTACTGATCATTTGCGAGTAACGCTCCCAACGCGTCTTTAATCACAATCACAGCGCAATCCGTACGTCCGCAATCAATCACCTGCCCGGCCACCGGGCTGGCGACGCTGACTGTATCGGTATGATGAATAACAACGAGATACCCGTCCTGCATCACTGGCACTTCACCATTGGTCGGCAGTCGCACTGGGTTTAAGCCGAGGCGTTCTGGGTCTTGCGGTAGCGTTGTATAAGCCACGGCGTTGTATGTGAGTGTTGATAAAATTACAGGCTGAGTGAATGCAATTTCAACGACACCGGCGGTGCTATCAACGCTACCACTTGCACTGCCTGCGCTCGTTGTCGCGGGCACAAACGGCAATACGTAGCCGTTACTGACGCCGGGCTGCGGTAGCTCTGTCAGTGTGTCGCCAGTATCGAATGATCCGGTGATCACGCCGTCATTGTCTGATACCGCCCGCATGAGCGCGCCGTCTGTTGAACGTCGTGCCAGAAACTGCAAACCCGAACTACGCAACGGAGCGGCGGCGGTACGGAATACAACCGAAGTCACAGCAACTGCCGCGCCTAAACCCAGCGCGGCGGCATCAAGCGAGCCACTGAGCGAATCAATAACACTACGCACGGCATCGTAGTTAATCTCGGCCATGCCGTTGACGCTATCAACAGATCCAGCCGTCAGGCCCGCGCCAGTCGTCGTATCAAATGCGCGATATAACACACCATCGCCACGATCAATTAATTCATCACCATCAAGCGTTAACACAACACCGCCGGGCACTAACGTATCTGTCGCCACTTGCATTTTTAACGTTAGATCAGATACGGGGATCGTTTGTGTAACGGGTATGCCCGCCGTGGTCGAGCGGTAACTGATCACAGCAGTTTGCGACTCAACGCGCATCGTTTTATCAGTAAAAGAATACTGCCAGCCACCCAATACGCCACCCTGCTCTGTATATTCCGGAACGCGGCGATTAAACGCTGTACCGTCAACCGTTATAATACCACTGGCGTAATCGATAGACCCAACTACAACCCCGCCGCCCCCACGTGTTTTTAACTGTCCTTGAGTGTTAGATACAAGCCGCTGCACCGCACTAATTCGAGATTCATAAATAGTGCCGCCACTAAGCGTGACAGCGGTATAAGACAGCCTTAAATCAAAACTAATCGATCCAGCAACAATATTCGTTTGGCCTACATCAATTACAACGCTAGCACCAGTACTCTGAGCCACTGAAACACTTGACGTCAGCACCGTACCGTCGTGCTTGTCGTACGTGATAACGACGTCAGACGTCGGCAAATTCGCGGGAGTAAATGCAACACTATTGCCCGTGATTGATCCCGCGCTACTTGATAACACGCCCGAGGCGTTAGCAGTTTCTGAGTAATTACTCGCATTACGCGACCAATCAATTTGCAGTGTTGATTCAAGCGGCACGTCATCAAGATCAATCTCAAACCACGCGCTACGCGCGCCGGTAGTTGCAACTTCGTAGGGGGTTTGTGCCCACGTGTAGATGATCTGAGAATTTAAATCAGGTTCACCGGGCAACGTGATTGAGCCGCTTGCTGTGTTGTAGTTAATCGACCCACTTGAGCTGGGGCCAGACAGCACACCCGTGCCGTCGTCAGTCAGCGAATACCATTTGCCCAGATACATAAAATCAATGCGCAGCGTGCCGGGAGACGGTGGTGGCGCAAGTTGGAACGTGTACGTTATTTGGCGGTTACCGGACGTGATCAAAACCGAATCCGTATACGGCGTTAACTCAACCGCAACGCCGGGGATATAACTCACTGAACACGAACGCGAACCCGACACACTAAACGCTAACGTGCCCGCCGTGGCATTGATTGAAACGTCACTCAGATATTCAGAACCAGACAACAACCGCAACCCACCGTCAGCCTCATCATGCACGCCACCACCAACGGTTACTTGTAATGTGCCAGGCACCCACGCTGTCGGCAGCGTAATAAATTGCGCGCCACTTAATGTACCTAATGAGCGGGTTTTAGTGGATGCAGACGTCGGCTGTACCATTTTTTGCACAATGCCGGGCTGCTGATCAACGTAGGCCGTCTCGCTAGTAGACGCCGGAATCAACGGCTGAAAAATACTGTCAACAAACACACTGGCATCACCCGCGCTGGCGGCTGCCGCTAGCGGACGAATGCCGTAATACTTAGCCGAGTTATTACTTTGAGTTTTGAATATCTCGGTCGCGTGATTCGCCACCGGCGACGGATCAGAGCCACCAAAATCGTTGTCGAGCTGCTGTGAAATGCGGATCGTCATTTCCTGCGCGTTATACGTTTTATAATTATTTTGCTCGTCAATGTAGGTGTACGTCGCCACGCGCACGTCAACGCTCAACACCTTAACCGGCTGCTCTTTTGCTCCGTCAATCAAAAACAAAACCTCACCCACTTCAGGTGCGTCATTGCGATTATCCGCGTACACAACAATACTGGTCTGGCCCTGTCGCTGGGTGCCCACAGGGCGTAACGCTGAACGAGTAGACAGCACAACGTACTGTTCGATTTTGTCTTGTATTGCTGCCCGCTCAGCGTAATGGTCGCCAGTGCTGAACATCATCGTTGAGATATTAGGCGCGACGGCATCCTTGGTTAAAATAAACCCGCTACCCAAAAACATATCTGCATTAGCCGCACGGATTGCACCAAACAACCGGCGAATCGACACACCACCGCGCACCTGTAGATTTTGCGAGATGTCTGACCACAGGTTATTGACATCGCCAGATACGATGGCATCGCCCGTCATCATGCCGCCGCCGTCGCTTTCGTCGGTGTTGCGTTCAGCAAGCATAAGTTGTACATCGTTTGCATTAATTGCCATGTTTATGGCTCCACTGTAATGAGGTTTAACGTGAGTTCGTAATAGGTTGTTGCCGTGGGGTTTAGCTCTGGCGAGAGCAACGGTGCTTGCACGCCGCCCTTGGCCAGATCAAACAGCACGGTATGCGTTGTGCCGTCGGCCATTGTGAGTGTGCGTTTTACATCAGGGGCGTCTTGCAGGTCGGTAAGTTCCAGCACTTTAGTGCGTTTTGCCCACGCCCCGCTGAGCGTGATTGGTCGCCCGTATTGCAACGGTGATGACTCAACAACAAACCCACCACCAACCGTGCGTTGTGCCGACTGCGCAGACGACCGCCACGCGAATTCATCCTGCCAATATAGGTTCTCTGGCAGGGTTACAGTATCAAGCTGCATTGGTTATGCTCCTGAGCGATTTTTGTAGTCTTCGAGGTAATCAAGGAAGGCATCAACATCAGACGGATCACCCTGCAACGTCACTTTGTTGCCACCCAAATTCAGGTTCACATCAACGGACCGAGACGAAGCCACATTGCCAGACGACACACCACCGCTTGACGCAGAAGTAGTACTGCTCGCAGAATTTGCGCTCTGCGCCCTATTTTTCTTTTGCTGTTCTTGCCGAACTTGCTCTAAAAGGCGCATAGCCCTTTCAGTGCTTTTAATCGCAGCTTCGTGGCCGTAGAACTGCGCACGCTCAAGCTCTGCTTGCAGCTTTTCACGCGCGCGTTCGTATTCGCGCTGTTGAATGTCCTCGGTATTACCCCGAATGCGGTCTAGCTCGTCTTGCAAGTTGTCTGCCGCTTGCTCTGCGCTATCGCTCATTTGCTGAAGTTGGTTGTTGGCGGCGGTTAACGCATTGCGCAAGGTCGATAAATCCTGAGACCCAAGCAGGTTCATCGTGCTTAAGCTGCGCTCAGCGTTGGTGAGGAATTGCTGATTAATACCATCGCCTGACTGCAAGGCATCGAGGTATTCAAGCGCTTTTAACTTTTGCTCACTGTAAGCCGCGACGGTTTCGTTTTTGGCTTCGAGCACGGAGTTTTTAAATCGGTTAACGCCGGTAACGTCGAACACTTGCAGATTGTCGGTGCCGATCTTGCTCAGCACATCACGCGCGCCTTGGAGGGCCTGTTTTACGGCATCAATCTCTGTGACGGGGCCGGTGCTATCAATCCCCAGGCGATTATCAAATGCCGCACGGGCTGACTCGCTAAGCGCGGCGACTTCACCCCGTACACCCTGAAACCATCCCGCCATTGCTGCAGCCACAGCCCTGACATCGCGTGAAGATTCTTCAGCAGCATCAGAAACCCCTTCCAAGGCATCCTGCAACCGCTGACCTCCTTTCTCTCCTTTATCACCCATCTCTTCCGATGTATCTCCGACGTCCTCCACAGAATTCCGAAGCTCATCATACTGCTCAGCAGTAATCAGACCTTCATTTCTGAATTGAGTAATTGAAGATGTAAACTCAGACTTATCAGCTTCAGTCTTGACATTCCTCAGCGCCCCAGATAAGGCCTCATAAACCTCACTTCCTGCAGCAGTAGAATCTGAACCAAGACCTTTGACAGCATCACGCAGAACACTCAAATCACTCAATGACTGCTGAAAACCTTTGGTTATCTTATTTGTCAATTCTTCTTGGGATGTGCCCAACCGCGCGAGCGCACCTTCTAATTTCGCCTGTTTTAAACTTTCGATATAACGGTTCAAGTACTCAACACTCAACCCCGCCGCATCAGCGCCGCTTTTAACTTGCGCCAACGCCTGACCAACCAAATCACCGAACTTCGATTGCTCTGGCTCGCTAAGCTTGGACAGTGCATCAGCCAACGAATCGTTTATCTGCTCAGACGTTAACCCGCCTTGCTGCTCAACAGACCGCAGCGCAATGGCCAAGCCGCCCAACCCCTCAACGCCACCATTGAGGGCTGTCAACAACTCCGACTGCATAACACTGGCAAGCTTACTGTTATCTTCGATGGCTTCTTTCAAACCCTCCTGAGCAGTTTTATAAGAACCAGACAACATATCTGAATTAATAACGACTTGAGATTGCGCTTCTGCCAAGTCACGTTGAGATGCCGCCAATTCATCAGCCGCCTGAGCTGCGTTTAGATATAAGCCCGCCTGCTCATCCACAATAATATTTCCGGCTTTTATCTGCGCTTCAAGATCAGCCATATTGGATACCAACACGCCCGTAGAGGTACTAATCTTGTCAAACTCAGCCGCCAACTTTGCTTGCTGATCCATACGTGCCTGCTGCGAAGCATCTAATTCCTGAACCGCCACTCGCAAATCACGGTACGCCGTCACTACAGAGTAAACACCCTGAATCAACGCCACTCCGACAACGCCACGCAATGCCAAACCCAAAGACTTAACAGCGCCCGTCGTGCTGCCTGCCGCCGCACTAACCGAAGAAAAACCAACAGCCACTTGCCGCAACTGCCCATACCAACTAACAATTTTTAAGCCGAGCCAAACTTTACCCAACCCAACCAGAGCACCCGACAATTGATAAACCGTCGCAGCAAAACCTTTGGCCGTTTCAGCCATTGAGATAAAGCCATCAGAGATTTTCTTGGCCAGCACTTCAAGCTGACCATTAGCAACCATTTCATCAAAGGCGCGACTTACTGCCTTGATTTGGCCTTTTACATAATCCCAAACACCGGCATCTGCGATCATTCGATAGAACTGAGAAAAACGGTCTTGAAGATTTGAGACCAGCCCACCCATCGTGTCCATCTGATCAGCAGCCGCGCCCGCATTTGCGCCGCCCATCTCTTCAATCAAAAGCTTTATTTCACGACGACCTAACTGCCCAGCAGAGCTCATTTTTTGAAGCTCAGGCACCGTCTTACCGATTGCCTGAGACATCAAATCCCAAACAGGAATACCACGCTCAATAAGCTGCATGGCTTCTTCTTGCTGCAATTTTTGCTTAGACCATGCCTGCCCAACAGCAAGAATAATTCCCTCAAGCGTCTCTTGATTGCCACCCATTTTCGCGTTGGTATCGACTAACGCACGCAGACTACCCTCCATCGGATCGAGACCAAACGTACGCGCTTTAATGAAGGCATCAGCCACACCCGCTAATTGCTGAGGCGCATCTTTAGCAAACTCAGTAACGTAGCCCAACTCTCTTGATGATAATCGCTTATTAAATAGCTCAAACTGATTACCCGTCTCGTATACTTCGCGACCTAACGATGTAAAGCCATCTCGGATTTTATCTAAAATTGCTAAACCAGCGACCAAACCAACAAGCTTGGCACCAAAGCTTTTAATACCATCACTTGATTTTCGAGCACCGGCATCAACGCCCTTTAAATCACCAACAACTTTACTCAGCTTCTCGCTGTGCGCCTTTAATTTACCGTTGGCGAACTCTAATTCGTTGGCGAATTTCTTTTCTGTATCAGCCAGATTTTTAATATCACCACCGGCACTGGTGATGACTTTTTCTAATTGCGCAACGGCCTTGGTGCTGCCCTGCCATTCTTTTTTGGCGTCACGCGCGGCCACTTTAGCCTTTTCGAGCGCGACGCCTAACTCTGGTGTTTTTTCTGTTTTAAAAGCTTGTTTTAATTTCTCGACTTCGAGTTGTGCAGAATCAAAAGCGGCTTCTGCATCGGTTGCGGCTTGGCGGGTGTCGTCGAGGGTTTTTACTGCGTCTTGTGCTTTGTCGAATTCGCTGAGGGTTTTTTCTAATTCAACTGTGCGTTTGTCGAGTTCGCGCAGATCGTCGGCTGCGTCTTTGGCACCGGGTGATATTGCGTTTTTTACTGACAGCAATAATGAGACGATTTTACTGGCCATTTAATTTAATCCGGTTTGTATTTAATCAATAAAAAAGCCCCGCGTTTGCGGGGCTTTTATTTGGCAGCTATCAAGGATTCCTTGACAGCTCAGGCACCGATTATGCAGGCACCCAGATTTTACCGTAGCGGCTGAGGCCCGCGCCGGTGACTGAGGTATCAACCAGCACTTCACCGGACAGCTCTGGGTTAGCAAACTCAGAAGTAATCAAATCAAGATTTGATGCCGGTGAGAATTTGCAGCGATACAGCACAACTGGCTGCGCCACGCCACCGTTGGCTTCGTTCAGACCTTCAAACACGAGTTCGTATTCAAAGCCTGAGTTGACGAGCATTTCCAGCGCGTTGGTTGCCAGTGTGGTGTAACTGACTGAGATCACATCACCGGAGGAAATACCGCCACCGGCAATAATTGTGATGCCCAACTGAGTGACATTGTAATCCGTACCGGCAACGTAAGTGGTGTCCCCTGCTTGGTTTTTAACAGCGTATGCCACCGACACATCAGGCTGATCATCGAACATAACCAACGCGCCTTCGTAGGCGGTTTGTTCTTCATCAACCACCGCCGCTGCCGCCACGGCCGTCGTGCTGCCGTAGAGCATCATGGCCATGTCCGCAGGGCGTTGCTCTGACAGCGTGAGGCTTAGCCCCATTTTGGTAATACGGTCGATTTTATCGAGGTTGCCACCGCCCACCTGGGTGCGTTGTGGCTGTGTGATTTCTTCGGTTTCAATCGCTAGGCTAAGTGCGCCCGCATCAGCGATTGGCATCAAGCCAAAGTTAGTATCACGACGACGCAGGTATACCTGCCCGGCACCGATATAGGTAAAAATATTGCGCGGCATAAAGCCTCCTAATTCATTGTTTAAGGATTGTTTGGGTTGGTTTTGTGGGTTGGTTTAGTTGTTGATCAAGGTTGTGGCCGGTGGCCGGTTACGGTTGCGAATCGACGATTCGCAGCGTGATTTCAAACGAGATAACAGCTTTGCCGTTGCCCTTATCTGGGTATGCAATGCTGAGTGATTCAATGGTTACGTCGTGCGTTAGTTGCGCATCCCACTTAGCCGCCAAGCTCAGTACGATGTTTTTGCACATGGTGTCCAGATAGGCCTCCATGTCAGCGGCTTCCATGTCAACGGCCGCATTCCACGGGACGGCGATATCGACACCAAACGGACGTCGCCATATCACGGATTTTTGCCCGACTTCTTGCTTGCCATCGAGCGTCCAGACCACCGCAAACGCCCCGCTTTCTGGATGTTTTGTTTTGTCGCGGGCATCGACTGGGTTGAGCGCGGCGTCAATGCCATCGACACTGACCAATCGCGTTTTTAGCTCGTTGCGGGCTTGCGTTAATTTACTCATCAATTAGTTCATCCAATAGTTGGCCCAGCGCCACAGAGAGGGTTTGCTCTGCCTCGTTGCGCACCTGGCTGTCTGGCAATGCCTGATACAGCGCAGCCAGTGATGGCCCCATGGCATCAACCATTTTGCCCTGCCGATAGGTGTAGGTTTTGCCTTGTTTAGTGGTTTTGCTGTTGCGCGTTGCCAGTGCGGTTTTGCGCTGGCTGCGGGCGTTGATAAAGCCCGCCGCGACTTTACTACCACCCACCCAATCGACAATGATTTGTGCCCGCGTACCTTGCCCGCCAACCACACGATGGCGATGGCTGTATTCGCGCACGAGTATGCCCGCACCGCTGAAGTTGATTCGGGCTGAGTCGTACTTTTGCGAAGCGTCATTAATCGTCATATGTCGCAGCACCACCGCCTGCCGAATACCCGTGGCACGGCTCATGGCGTTAACGAGATACGACGACCGCAGCGTGCGCGCGGCTTGCGTTGCGGCCTTGCGGGCGATGTCGTCGCCTTTTCTGCCGAGATCATCCAGCAAGCTGAGCACGTCGGTCATGCCCGATAGCCCTGCGTGATTCGTTGCCATCAGACCGGCTCCGACCAGCGAGTGCGGTGCCAATCTTTGCCCCGCCCTACAGCCCAATCAATGGATTTAAAGCAGTGATCTGGGTCAACCTTGTCCAGCATCCAAGCTACTGCGGCATCTACCCACAACCAGTTAAATACCGGCGGGTGATGCCAGTACAATGCTTTGCCTAAGCGGCTTGAGATCGTTTCTCGGCTGTCGTGCCAAAACAGCGCATTCCACAGCCGATCAAACGCGATCCAGATGTGATACGCCTTTTTACCGGCAAAGGGTCGCCAACGCGGCACCGCGATCATCAGCGCCAACGGAATACCCGTTAACGGCAACGCCACCGGCAATAAGAGCAACAAGAGCACAACGCCCAGACATAAAAAAACCGCCGATATGGCGGTTGATCCTTTTTCAATAATGGGCGCCCAAAAGGGTTGATTAGTCATGGTTGTTGCTCCTGTTCGTTTCCCAGTTCAGTTGATTCAGCCGCAGCTTCTTCGCGCTTTTTCGTAACGAGAGCGTCGATTTCGTCCCAGTCCATCGGCAATGTGCGCTCGTGATACACGTCGTTTTCGTCGGCGTGTTCGAGCATTGTGCGAAGAGTGAAAAATTCTTCGTTGCTCAAGTAGCCGAGCGGCGTAACCGCTTCGCCAGCTTCGTCTTTGAACTCAAGGCCCCGCAGTAGCCAGACCGTTAGAGGCTGTCCGTTTTTAGTAACATCGACAGGAATAGGCGTGTGATTAGCGCGGGGAATAACTGATTCAGCAATTAAAATAGAATACGTGTCCGCAGGACGGCGGGTGGAAATGCTCATGATGCTATCTCCAAAATATTAGACTCATTGCCAACCTCGCGCCAATAATCCCACCAACGTTTCTTTTCAATCTGCATCCAGTCGTCAGGTAATGCGTTTTGTAGTATTACGCCGCGCCAGCCGGGGTCGTTTATGTCTGTAATTGTTGACGTTAAATCACGCTGGTAGTCAGAGCCTGATTCATCGAAAGGAACGTCGAGAATTAATTCGCCAGCATCTACTACTGATAAGTTTGAGGCAATACCAATAAGCATAGGTAAGGAGGTCGTTAACACTTGACCTCCAATGGTGTTAAATTTTACCGCGTTTGTTAGGTAGACGCCTGTAGAGGGGGTAAGCTCATCACCGTTTACATAGATGGATATGGCATCAGACTCTCTACGAAGGACAATTAAACTTAACTGCCCAGTAATCAAAGTATTTGGAAAACTGACATACCCTGATGTTGCCGAAATTACCAAAGAAGTTGAATTAAACCAAAACCGGCTTACACCTTCGCCATCCGCCAGAATGTGCATAGCGCTGCTCGTTGGGCATAAAAGAATGGAAATCTCAAAATCCCCACTCAGCACAACAGGCTCACTCAACTCACCCCATTGAGTGCCGTTGAATTCAAACACTGAACGCTTCAGGTACTCACGATAGCCGTCATCCCCAGGCACGAACGGCTTGCGAAACGGCGAGCGTATGGCGCTGTGTGTGAATACTCGTTTAACCGCCGACATCAGAACTGATTCCATTGAATTGTGTATTCGGTGCCGGTGTCGGTTGGGGTGATGATGACCGACGCCAGCGGCAGGTAGGTATCGAGCACAATGGCGCCGTTTTCTGCGACGATGTTTTCGCCGGCGGCACCCGGGTTGCGCGCCGTTGCACATCCAGCGGGCACGACAGTAATAGTACAGTCACCCACCGCGCCTTCGATGGCGATGGCTATGCCGGTGAGGTCTGGCGTGATGTCGCCCGCCGCAACACTCAGGGTGATTACGCCGGTTTCAGTTTTGGTGCCGCTGTAGTTGCTGACCTGTGCCATGTGTTAAGCCTCGTGCTGTAAAAAGGTGATCCAGCATCGCGTGAGTACGCCGGTGCTGCGTTTTGGGTCGAGTTGTTCGATTCGCCACAGGCTGCCTGCGGCGGTAAATTCTGTCCTTACGGTGGGGAAGTATTCGCCCGCGTAGAATTCGGCTTGGCGTCGTGGCTCTGTTGTTTCGAGATAGCCGTGGTCGCCTTCGGCTTCGGGCACGTAGCCCAGTAATGCCACGCGGGTTGTGAGGTCACCGTCTACGGTGTGGACCTCGCACACATGCCCACGCAGTGCGTTGGCGTTGATGAGCGAATCGAGCTTTTTGCCGTCTGGGTTGCTGGCACTGGCGATGAGGTAGACGTCATCGCCATTGACGACCGCTAAGCTGCATCCGTTTTGGTAGTCGGCTGACCATCGTGCTCGGATGTTGACGCTTTGACCGATCAGGCCCGGCTCTCGTGCGCCGTCGGCTTTGTCGGCTGTGATGCCTATGAGCCGTGTTGCTACAACAGCACCGGCTTGGTCACGCAGTGTGGCTGAGGTGGTGAGTTTGCCCGCTCTCATGTGCGCACCCTGTAGGCATTTAACATGCCGTTTACGAATTTAAGTGGATTGGTAACAGCCCCGACGATTTCGCCTTCGCGATTTTCGTACATGCTGCCAATTTGCATGAGCATCCATTTTTTTATGGGCCCCGGCACTGCAGCGGCATCGGTGTAGCCTGCGCTGTATTTGACGACGACGCGCTTGCCGTAAAACAGCGGACTTATGAGCATGGCGCTGTCGCCATCCCATAGTTCGAGGTCGTTGGCGGCCATTAGGGCGGCGATGTCTTGCTCTTCACCGTCGATGGTGAGGGTGTCCACCCCAGTGACTGGCCAGCGCACTAGCTCGATTTCTGCCGTGGCTTTTACATGCAGTTGTTGCCACTGTTGCGGCATGAGTGCGCGCCCGGTTGCGTTTTCTGCACGTTCACGCGCGGTGACGATGAGACTGTTTAACAGGTCGTCGTGCTCGCTGTGATTGATGCCACCCCGGTCGGTTTTTACCTGCTCAAGGGTGAGCGGCTCTACCGTGGGGGCGGTGGTCAGTTTGAGGTGGTCGTAGGTCATGGTGTGCCCTTAATCTACGATGGTGCCGGTTAGTGGGTCAGCGGGTTGGTCTTTGGCGTCGAAGCCTAGGACGGCAATGCCGGTTTTTACGCTACCGCCAACCGTGGTGAGCTTGGCACGCACGTAGCGGAAGCCGCCGTTTACGTCTAACTCACCCGCTTTTAGGTTGATTTGCACTGGCGTATCAGTGGCCAGATCAACCGCCGTACGGCCTTCGATGACTTTGGCACCGGTGCCTGAATCGTCGGTGGCTTGCTCAAACGCGATAGTGCCCGCGCTTGCTACGGTGCCTACCATGGCAATGGCCATAAGGTTGATAAACATCGACATATCGACCCAGCCAGTGTTGTAAGAGGCATCGGTCGCGTGCGTGTCGGATTTAAGCGCCGCAACGACGGGTGCGCGCAGCGATGGGTTTAGGTTTGGATTGCTCATGGGCAATTCTCCTGAATTTTAATGGTGTTTTTAAAGGGGTTTGATAAAAGGATTAGCCCGTCCTTGGGCTGAGTTGTTTTTGCTGGCTTAGCCGCGCGCCGCCAAGGTCACGAATTGAGACTTGGTTAAGCTGCCTTTGGCTGGATCGACTGGCTTGGTCAGGAAAGTCTGACCATCCAAGCGTAAACGCCAGCGGAAGCACTGAAGGCCTTGGTCAAAGTAGAGATGCATTGATTCAGCGTATTTTGCCGCTTTGGTGCGCAGAGCTAAATAGTAACCCTTAGCATCGACAAGCTGAATGTCACCCTTGCTACCAGCGGCTTCTGGGTGTTCGTTAAAAATCACCGGACGGCCTAGAAGCAAGCCGTTTGGCTCTTCTTTGTAGCCGCTGTTTAATGGCGTCCAGAGCGGCTTTCCATCTTCTGTTTTTAGGTCCATCAACTGAGGCAATAGCTCGTGATTGATCTCCCAGTGCGCGTTTTTAATGCTTGAGGCCAACATACGCGTATACATATTAGCAACGTTTTTTGCGACCAGCGTGCCCGCAGCCTGGCCGCTTTCCTTAGCAACGGTAATGAGCGCACCGCTATTCATATAGCCTTTTGGCTTGCCAACTCCGTCGCCCGTACGAATGGCTTCATTAATTGCCCAACGCATTGCCATCGGGGCCATCTCCATCAAACGTCCACCAAGACGTGGCGCATCTTCAAGGAGGTCTTCCTCAACCGTTACAAACACACTAAGACCATTCAGGTTCATTTGAGCGGCCGTGAGCGAGTTATAAGCCGTCGGCACAAACTTAGTACCACCCTGATCCCAGTGAGTCTGAATACCAGCAGCCTGCCACGGCGTTGACACATCTTTCAAGAAAGAGACTGAGTTTGACCCAGTCACCTCGCTGGTAACCATGCCCATCATGTCGCCCGCATCAACTTCCAACAGCTTCCACACCTGATTGCGCACTGCCGGCGGCAGGCTGAAGCCTTCTTCACCGCCATTATTGCCAACCACATTAGTTGCTGCAGCCGTTAGGCGCGGATCAATGTTGCCACGCGACGCCTGATAAACCGCTGAGAAGAATTCGCCTTCCGAAGCAAAGCCGCCCATGGCTTCTAGGTCTTCGTCTTTGGCTTGAGCACCTTGCTTGCTACCCACTGGTGCTGGTTGTGTGCGACGGCCTTGGGTGGTGTTTAGTTCTTCATCTAGGGCGTCAAACTGTTTTGCTTGGTCGATCTGGGCTTTCAGTTTGTTGCAGTCAGTCGCTAGGGTTTCCAGCTCAGTGGATTCAGCTTCAGTAAAGTCGCGGTCGGCAGATTCAGCAGCGGCTTTAATCTCCTGAGCGCGGGCCAGTTTTGCTTTGAGTTTTTCTAACAGTGTCATGGAGTGCTCCTTTTGACGGGTATGGTTAGCCCCACCGGCCCGATTTGGCAGTGTTGCTGGTTGGTAAAAATTGGGTTGGTTAGTTAAAAATCTTTGAACAGCTCATCAGCGGCGGCGCGTGTCATGCCGCCCTTTTGCTGACGAGCGGCTAGGCTTGCGAGTGTTGTTTCTAGCGGCTGTATGGCGTCGATCAATCCAAAGCCTTCGGCCTCATAGGCGAACCACGAGCGACCGTCGGCCAGTGGTTTGAGTTCTTTTTCTGTGATGCCACGACCAGCAATAATGACGGCTAGGAATTCGGCATAGAGTTGATCTACTACGCGCTGTACTTCGGCCACTTGTGGCTCTGTGATGGGCACGCCTTCTTGGCCGGTTGATTTGTGTTCGCCGGTGTCTACCTTGATGACTTTAATACCGGCGTTTTCGTACATTTCTGCGGTATCCCAAAGAGAGGTTCGCACGCCTATGCTCCCAACGCTGTTCATGCGGTGGCTGGCGTAGATGGCACTGGCTCCCACGGCTACGTGGTAGCCTGCGCTGGCAAGGGTGCCTTCGATTTGCACAACGACGTTTTTACTTTGCGCAGCGGCTGTGATTTCGTCGCCTAGCTCGTGCATTCCACGCACGTCGCCACCGGGGGTGTCGGACATGATGACGATGTGATCAATGCTTTCATCGAGCCGCGCCGCTTTAATCGCGGCACGCACGTGTGCTGAGCTGGCGACGTAGCTACTGGCATAGGGGTAGCTTTTGAGCATGATGCCGCGCAACGAGACGATGGCGATGTTGTCGCGCACGGTCACTGGCAGACCACTGCGCTCTGCGTCTTGCACTAACCCAGCTGAGTAGGCGCTAATTTCTTGCAGGCCACCTTCTTGATGGCTTTTGGCCGCTCGTTCTTGTGCTAGCAGGTGATCGAGCTTTGCCAGCGCTGGCAGCGCTAGGGTGTCGAGGGCTAGGAGGCCTGATAGTTCGATCATTCTGAGGTTCCTTTGGTTGTGTCTTTGCTTAAACCTGTGTTGCCGTTGGTTTTGGCGTATTCGAGGCTGGCCATGTTCATGGGTATAAATCGCTGTTCACCGAGGCCGTCTTCGAGTGGGTTCATTTCTTCAAATGCGCGCACTTCGTCGATGTTGTAGACACCACGATCCAACATAGATTTGTAGAATGCTTCACGGGCTTTTAGGTCACCACGCAGCAACGCTGACAGGTTGAGCTTGGTGTAGCGATTGGTTTGGGTGCGGAATACTTTGAAGTTGTATTCTTGCTCCATTCGCGTTGCCCACGGCAACAAGCAATCGGTGACATGCTCAATGTTTTGCGATTCGATGTTGTTGTTGGTGCTGCGTTCAAGCGACATGACCTTGTGAGGCTTGACGTTCATCCAGCGGCAAATGTCAATCACGCCGTTTTGGCGCGATTCGAGAAACTGAGCTTCACCTGGGGATACGCTGATTGCTTTGAATTTTTGCCCGGGCTCGAGTATTTCAACACCGCCATTCTTGCCGCCGGCGTTGCTGTTGCGTTTTTGCCAGCCGCGCTTTAGATTTTTTGCCGCATCAGAACTCCAACCGTCAGGCGCGGACCACTCGTTTTCTGTTTCAATCACCCCGCTTGGCATGGCGCCATTGCCGAAAAATCCCGCGCCAAATTGTTCCATCGCAAGGCCAAGGCTTATGCTTTTCTTGGCGTATTGCAACACGCTTAGACCACTAACGCCGTCGTAGGTTGGGCCGCCACGCAGGTGGATGACATCAGAGGCTTTGAGTACAGTGTTTGGCCCGTTGGTTTCGCTTATGTCGTAGATCAAACGACCACGGCGGTCGCGGTCGGGGTTAACGCGATCCCAGTCGAGGTGCCATTGTGCAGCCGCTTCACCGGTGTTCAGGCGTTCTATTTCTGCTATGCCGTTGCCTTGCGTGATGGCCGAGACCATCAGCGCAACACGAAATTCAAACGAGTTGGTTTCGTCGTTGGCGGCGCGGTATAGCATGGCGTCGGTCGGGTGACCTTCAGCAATGTTGCGACGACCGTTTTTGGCTTCGTACGCGCGCCACGGCAGCATGGCGATGTTTTCTGAGATCAACCTCACACAGGCGTAGTAAGCGCCGTAGGTCATTGCGCTGTCGCGATCTACAGGGATGCCTGCGACCGGACGACGAAATGACAAGCCAGAGAAGTAGCCGCCCAGACCGGTGCCGTCGGTGACGTTTTGCTCACCCGTTTGACGAGCATCAAAGTTGAGACCCGCGCCTAAGCCGTCAAAAATCATTCAGCACCGCCTTGTGTTGTCCCACGAGCCATGAGCAATCCCAGCAGCAACGTGAGCACGCCCACGGATAGCATTGCGCAACCACTGCCCAGCTCTTGATAGACGCCACCACCGATCAGACCTAGGGCGATCAGTAAAATGATGTCGAGCTTTGACAGCGGCAAGCGGATGTTGCTGAGGTTTAGTTTCATAGTTCACCGTCTGCGTAGATTGATCGAGCCCGCTTTTTCTCGGGCATGAGTATTTGCACACCTAGGGCCATGATGGTCGCGGCTGCCGGGTCGATCTTTTCTTTGATTTTGGATTTATCGGGCTTTATGTCACCCGCCGGGTTGATGTCGGCCACGAGGTTGCCCATCGCCCAATAAAGTACTGGGTTGCTGTACTCAAACATGGTGTTGAGCACTCGAATCATTAGCTCTTTCATTGGCGCTGACATCGAGCCGAAGCCTTGCCCGAATTCAATCATGGGCACGCCTTCGCCTAACATGTCGTTGACTAGCTGGTTTGAGTTCCAGCGGTCAAACGCGATGCCTTGCACGTTGAAGTATTCGCACGCGGTGCGCATGTCTTTTTTAATGTATTCGTAGTCTACGGTTTGCCCAGGCACTACTTGCAGGTGCCCAGTAACCACGAATTTCTCAAGCGATTTATCACCCTTGGCCAATCGTCGATCTAGCGCCCCTTGCGGCAAGTAGGCGCGAACAAATGTGCGGGTTTTGCCGTTGACCACGGTGGTAAATGACAGCGCTGTCATGTCTTCGACGCTGGATAGATCGAGACCACCCCACGCCGCTTTGCCTTTGAATTCATCACAGCCTGACCACGGCGCTTGGTCGTCGTAGTCTGTTTCGCAGAGCGCTAGGCGCTCCATGTTCATCCACTTGGCCTCACCGCGTAACGCGATATTGAGGCGCTTGGTCATGAACTCTATGCGCTCAGTGGGTATCTCCTTGGCCATGCGGCATTGTTCGCGCATGTCATCTGGATTTACCGACACACCCAAATTAGGGTTTGCCTTTTTCCATTCTTCCTCGTCGTCCCATTTTTCTGGATCATCGACGGTGTAGATGATGGCAAAGTAGCTGTCATCATCAATGCTGCCTTCGAGCACTTTTGTCGCGTAGGCGAGCTGGTCAGCGTCAATACCATCGGGGATAAAACCTGCGGTGGTGATGGTCCATATCAGCGGTTGCTTTCGGGCACCCCGCGCCGATTTGATCACATCCCAAACGGCTGACGTTGGGTGTGCGTGCAATTCGTCGATCAGGCCATAGTGAACGTTGAGGCCGTCCATCGATTTTGAATCTTTAGACAGCGCCTGCAATCGTCCACGACTTTTAAGCGCTACGACTCGATCAGCATAAGACTTAATCAAAGACGAAAGCTTGGGGCTTTGCTCCAGCATGGCCAGCGCAGCGTCGTAAAGTTCTTTGGCTTGGTCGCGTTTGGTCGCGGCTGAGTACACACGCGGACCACCTTCGCGATCACCTAGCAAACCATAGTTGCCTATGTACGCGAGCTTGGTCGTTTTGCCGTTTTTGCGCGGCACCCGCTCGTAAGCGATACGAAAACGACGAGTACCGTCGGCACGCATCCAACCGTAGATATTGGCAATCGTGAAGCACTGCCAGCCTTGCAGCTCTAACGGCAGGCCCGCAAATTCGCCCTCATACTGACGACAGTAGCCGGAGAATCGAAATACCCGCGCAGCTTCGTTTTCATCGAAGTACAGGCCGCGCTCGCCACCCGTTTCAAGATCACGAAACCAGCGGTCAATGGCTAATTTAGTGAGCCGACAAACGGGGATTTTTCCATCACGAACGTCGTCAGCGTACTGATACGCCATGTCGATGTACTTGCGGCCAAGATCGACCGCAGGCACCGACTTAACAACGGCACTCACAAATCAAGCGAACCCTGATTAGGGTTTTCCAGTTTGATTGCTTGGCGAGCGCGCGGAGTCATACCCAATTGCTGCTCAAGTTTTGCTAGCTGCTCAGCGGCTTGCTTACGCAATACAGCTTCAACAGACATTTGACGCGCGCCCGTGGCAAATTGCTGGATCGACGCTTCACCACGATTCTTTTGGCACTTCGTGTTCCAGTGCTGCCACTCGCAATACGTCACAACGTAACGATGAAACACAGAGGTATCAATCTCAGACAGAATGCCCAGCTCAACAAGCTTGGCACCCATCGAGTCCCACAACGCAGACTCAGGTGCCTTCAAACCCTTAGGCTTATCAGGCAAACCAGCTGTCACGCCTTGGTATAAATCATCACCCGCAGCCGTAGCCGTATCAGAGCCCGCGCTGGTTTGTGGTTTTTTGGACTCCAGCGGAACGACATTAGCGCGAATATTGCTCTCGCTCATAAGTCACCTCACTGATAAAAAAAATGCTCAATCACATACATGACTGAGCATCTATCAGAAGAGAGTCAGTTAACCCCCCCCCCTAAAAATTAGAAATCTCACACGAACGATTACCTCTTCGTTCGCGGGAAAAAACGGGCTGAAGGAATTAGATACCCCCTACCCTTAGATATTCTCACCGGTTTACTTTGACTAGCTCCGAACCTTCGCACCAATACGGTTGTGGCAGTCATGACACAATGCCCGCAGGTTGCTCCACTCCCAGAACAACTCAGGGTGCGTCTTTGTGGGCTTGATGTGATCGACTATCTGCGACGGTCTTACCAAGTCATTCGAATCACATTCAACACAACAAGGGTGACGCCGCTTAAATACAATACTCAGCTTCTTCCAACGCTGAGTACCATACAACGCATCAGACTCAGACCGACGCCGGTTATAATCCTTCTGACCCTCAAGCCGACCAGCATTAGCCACTGGCTTGTGTGCATCACAATAACCAGCCAATACCAACTCACCACAACCCGAATGCCTGCAGAATGTCGGAGCCTTACGACCCACCTTTCATCACCCAGATAACCAACGCAATCAAGACGGCAACGGCAGCACCACTGACCGAGGACTGAAACGCCGAGGAATGCCCTGTCTTAATCTCGACCTTGCCGTCGCTAATCTCAAGCACTCGCACGCGATCCTCGCACTTCTCAATACGATCAAACGCACGCTTGATTGAATCATCATGTGTCGCCTGACGTTCTTCCAGACGAACTAAGCGGTCGAGCTTCTGATTGATTGCCCGCAACTCTCTCAAGTAATCTGACAACCCCGGATTTTCATCACCGCTCACTTGAACCTCTCAGTCGAATTACCTTTGGCTTTATCAAATGAGCGCATGCTACCAATGCCCAACATGCCAGACACAATCACCCACAGTGCATCAGTAGGCAGTACCGGCGGTGGTGTCACACCGTCAGGCACAACGCCCGACGCCTGCAACCACGCCCAACCCCACATCAACAGCGGGTACACAATGAACTGATAGGCCAACGCGAAAGCGCCGACCCAGCCGATAGCAGGACGCCAACCGGCAACAAACACAGACTTATGCTGTGCTTCTGTTTTGTTTATATCGAGCTGACCCATAACCAAGCCAGCATCAATCTGCTTATCCTTAAGCGCTATCTTCAGGCGCTCTTCATCAGACGTGGTGAGATCATCAGCAATCGCGCCAATACTCTTAAGCAGAGAGCCAATACCTAATAGGTTCATTGCGCCCCCTTCAACGTACGATTAATCCAACCCAACAGGAACTTACCCTGTGATCGGTCACGGTTAACGATGGCCGCATAGCGCGCCACCTTAGCCAACGAATAACGAGCAACAAACAAATCAACATCAAACGAATTAATCGCGCTCAATGTTTGCGGCCCAATCCAACCATCGGCATTAACACCCACCGACAGCTGAGCCAGCTTAATAGCCGTGGCGTTACCCGCATTCACAGCAAAATCAAACAGAGACCCAGCTACCACATCAGAATCAATCTCTTGGCCGTTAATGCGATCCCAAAAGTTAGCCTGATAAAAGCGCTTAACCATCGCATGCAATCTCGCATCATCAGGGCCAACACTATCGATAATGGCCCAACCATCCCAACTGCTGTGAAACTTGCGAGCAATCCCCGCAAACGTCATACCACCGCGATCATTAGCAACGGCATGCAGAACATAGCCACCTTCGTTCCGAATCATTGCATCGAATGCCGGTTCAAAGTACGCCATACAGCCTCACAATAAAAAATCCCCAGCGAACGCCGGGGCAAGATGTAAACAACAGCGGAAAGAGCCCAGAAACGTACAACCAGAAACGCAAAAGGCCCAATCGTTTCCGACTGAGCCTTTTCTCTGAGCGCGTTATCTGACGCTAGGTAGCATTTTCCAGAATCCGGACACGGTTGCAAGCACTTTTTGAACCGTGGACAAGATTAAATAATTAATCTAAGCCCTGACCAGAAGAAATAAACATAAAAATCATATACATACCGCTTTCCACCCACCGACGATAAGTTCTATCAGAAATCCCTAACGCCTTACTACTTTGAACATCAGTACTGTCTGGCCGCTCGTACCGCTCCTTAATCGCCATACGCTCATTGCTTGGTAGTGACCTCAGCGCCATGTTCGCCTGACGTGCCTCTGAGTCTTCCAGAACCACCGCTGTTGAATCGTAATGAGTAGCCTCACCCAATCGCCCCAGCACACACGGGATACCCACCGGCCCAGCATAGACAGCGGCCCAGTGAGCCATGCACCGATCCACGTACGCTTTCTGATCTTTCGTCAACATTCCAACAGCCATAAAAACTCCAAATAAACAAAAATCAAAAAAGCCTAGGGACGCCTAGGGTTTAATTTTTAACCCTAGGCGTCTACAACCCGCATAAACTCTACAAATGCCTAGGGGCCTAGGGTGCCTAGGGGGTTTTCTCTCGCGCGAGAGAAAAAAATAAACTCAAATAAAAACCGTTAAATAAATGCGCGCACGTGCGCGGGCGCGTAGAACCCTAGGCCCCTAGGCATTTTTACTGGAACCCAGAAACCACGTGGCCTACAGACGCCTAGGGGTACACCGCTAAACCCTAGGCACACCCTAGGCACCCTAGGCTTATTCACCCGTAACACCATTCAACCCAGCCTGCATACGAAACTCCTTCACACAATCAGACAGCCATTCACTCTGGTTCTTACCCTCAGGCTTCGTATGTATGATGAAAAACGTCCCCTTGCGATCCTTACGCGCAGTCTTACCGGCCCCGCCGGGGTCATCGTACCTAATCGACGACCGCCGTTTTAATCGCACCGCCATCGCGTTACTAAATTTCTCACGGCTCATGGTTCGTTCGTGGCCTGCCTTACACCATGCGTCGTACACCAGAAACAGATCATCACTCAGACAACTGAAATACGGCGCATCCAAGTTGCCCGCGGTCCACTCTCGATAGAATATCTCCCACGACGGCAAACCAAACTCAATTAGCCGCTCTTTGGCTTTAGTCATTGGGGCTTCGGTGTAGGGGTCAAACTCCCCCAGGTCAACGCGCAACAACCAATCATAAAAGGCCTCGATGCCGCCATGCTTTAGCTCATAGCTAACACGCGCCTTTAACTCAGGGTCTATTTTTTCATCAGGCCAGATCACCAAAAACCGGCGATCTGTCGTTTCAACGGGGAACGGCTGCAACTCGTTAGAGAGGAACACCGCATTCATGTGATTGGCTTCTTCCCAACCGGACATGAATTTCTTTTCGATGCGGGTTTTTTCACCCGTGATCATTTGCTTGATCGTACCCATCTGGGAGTATTTATTAGATCGAGAGAAAATCTCTTCAAACAACCCAAACAACAAATTACTTTGCCAATCCGTGTACTGAGATTCCATTTGATGCTGCCCAAGCGTTGCCGCATAACGACCATACAAAGGCCGCATCACACCTTCAAAAAACAGACTCTTACCCGAGCCTTGCATTTCCGAGTGCATCAACACCGCCGTGCGCAGCTTCGCACCAACGTGCTGCAACGGGTACGCCAACCAACGCGTAATCCACGTCCATACCTCATCTTCTTTATTGCACAACGAATACAGCAAATGGCGAATACCACGGCACGCATCATCATCACGCACTGGCTGCAACGGCAACCCCTGAAACATATTGATATAAGTGTCTGGGTCAACCCGTTGCGACGGATCAAACACCACATTCTTTTTCAGCACCATCTGACGTTCTGGTGACGTATTCCAAAAATCGAAAGCAGCAGGAATCACACAGCGAACTTGCTCCATCGTGATTACCTCTCGCAATTCACGATCCCAAACCTCTTTGCTCGGCTCAAGATACACAAATCGCTCTAGGGCACGGTCTAACCCCTGCACCCCTCTCTTTTTGGCGGCGAGCACCGCGGCTGAAATATCATCCTCATTGACCTGACGTTTAACGCCAGAATCAAGCCACTCCTGCCCGATCTTCTTACCGGCAATACGCTTAAACGCCGTAACCTTCAGCTTGCACTGCTTGTGCATATCCCAGACGTCACCGCTTGGAAAGATCAACGCAAACCGCTTAATTGCCTCATCAAGAGTCATCTCACTGGCTTCAACCGGCACAACCTCGACCGGCACATCAGCCTCGTTTAAAACCTCACATTCCGCGTCGCCGTGCGAAGGGGGTTCGGGGGATGGAGATACAGAGGACCGCGCTTTTTCTATCGCAGCATTTACTTGCACAGCAACAGCAGCCAGACCTTCAGCAACATGCAAATCATTAAAATCAACACCCGCCATTACGCCACCTCATCAGCAGCAGTAAACACAGGCACAACAACAGAAGCACCACAGCCATTCGCCGCACGGGTCGCGTACTTAATGCCCGCATTTTCTTCTGTTGCAGAGTCATCATCAGCACAAATCAACAACGTCGCGTTAGGCTCCTCAACACGAACAACCGGCAGCACATTCACCAAATTGCCCGCATCAATGGCCACCACACAGGCATAACCCGTGGCCATATGAATACTGGCCGCCGTGGCATACCCCTCAGCGACACAAACGACATCGGTATTGCCAGAAATCACATGAAAACAGCCAGACTTACGGCCATGACGAAAAAACGACTTTTTACCCGACGGGAAAATGATCTGAACCGACCATAAATCACGACCATCAAACAACGGCACTAACAACGAACCGCGCTTGATATTACGCACAGACACATGCTCAGGCTTGCCCGCTTGCGCGTAATCAGCAAAAAACGCCTGAATGTCAGCCTCACCCGTCAATACCTGAAACGACTCAGCCTTATCATCAATCGCGACCACAATCGAATGGGGCACCACATACACACCAAACGCACCGACCTGCTTAGTCGCTAAATACGGGCAATCAATACCGCCGTATTCACTACCGCCAACAACGCTCAATAACTCAGCAGTCGCCTGAGCAACCACCAACGCCATTCGATCCTTCCACGCCTGACGTTTCTTTTCTTCTTCTTCACGCTTGCGCTTATCAGCAGCCACCTTAGCGCGATAGGCATCACGCTCAGCATCCGACCACTCTTTATCAGCAGGACGCCAACCGGCATCCTTCGCCATCTTAATCAGCGTGCCAATACCCACGCCCGACTTACTAAAACTCTTCCACACGGCTTTACAGTCAGCCGCTTTATAACTCTCAGACCCCTGAGACCAACTGTCGAAAATATCCCACGCCACATCACCAAACTCAGCACGTAGCGCCATACCGACCTGTAACCAATCTTCACGCGCATCAGACGACAACGCCTGCACCGCCTGCCTGGCATCATCCAATGTAAAATCATTCATTCGTCAGACTCCCACGAATTCGCCGCTGCACTACAACAGCAAACACCCTAAAAAAACGAAAATCCCGCCGAAAGTCGGCAAAATTAATCACCAGACCGAACAACCCCAGCCCGACTCAACAACTCCTGAAAAACAACATCCAGTACCAAAGGCCGCCCGCGCTTATCACAAAAATTGCAAGTCACACGGAAGTAATCCAATATTTCGGCCTCAGACATCGCAGAGGTAACACCAGATGGGTTTACAGGGCTGGAAACAGATTTCGTCACAATACCTCCGAGCAGTACGCTACAACGCAATAAAACAAGAACTAGAAATGAGCTTCAAAGACGGTGGCTACGAAACATACTTCGGAGTACCACCCAACACATTTGAAAGCTTCATAACCGCCGCAAACAAAGACCAATACCACCAAAACCACATACTGAAACACTACCCAGCCATGGCCCGCAGATGATCAATCAGGCATACCCGCAGCGATACTCACCAACTTATTAATCTCAGTCGCCAGCTCAGTGCGCGACCGCTTGATGTCATTCATTTCAGAGACAGTCACCCGCCGATCACTAATCGCCACCGCAATCGTCTGCGCTAAATCACTCACCCGCGACAGCGACTTACTCAACTGCTCAAACAAATCAACACCCTGAACCGGATCAACCCCAGGTACAAAAAAACCGCCCGCAATCTCAGCGACTGCATGGGCGGTATATTGGGCATTAGTCCATTCAAGCAACGCCTCAAACTGATTCAGACTCATATCATGGGTATCGCGTTTCGTATCGCAGGTATAATTCAACACCGTTTGATGGTGCGACACCCCAATGATTGCCGGGGCCGACTTCATGCCTTGAGGCATACGTTTAATATCCTCACGAATCGCCTGACGTAACGACGTACCCGGCAAAACTCTTACAGTAGCGAACTGATTCATCGCGTCTCACTCCAAATAATCAAAACGTTTTTAAGCCGCTGAGCTAGAGGCATCATTCACACTCACAGGCCGCTCACCGTACACATCAGGCCGCAGGTCATAACGATCAATCCCCGAACCCGCTTCAACAAGAAGGCGCTCAACATGCAAAACATGCTCAGCAGGAATACGACCCTTCTTAGTCACCCAATAACCAACAACTTGCTGCTTCACGCCAAGAGAGCGACCCAAACCAGCCTGACCACCCAATTGAGCAGTCACCTTTTCTGTAATCGATTCGATGGTGTCAGCCATATCAAACCTCCAATCAGTCAAACATTCACCGCAATAAAAACAGAATATTCTGTATTTAACAACAGATTTTTATGTTTGTTTGAATACAAAAAGATTTGTACCCTATCGAGCAAACGGGCAGGGGATTGATATGAGTGACTTTGGAACGCGACTAAAAGCCGCAATTAGCGACGCTAAAACAACTCAAAAAGAACTTGCCGAAAAGATTGGAATAACACAGCAATCAGTTCAATACCTATGCTCTGGAAAAGCCAGATCAAGTAAAGACATCACAAAGATTGCCAAAATATTAAACGTTACGCCCGAATGGCTAGAAACGGGCACATTATCAATCAATGAGCCAAAAACAATTTACAACGACGAACACAGATTGCCACTGTTTTCTATAAAAGAGCTGGATCGAGACCTGCCCGCATCAAAAAAAGCAAAGTGCCCTTTTGATTGCTCACCAGAAACATTTGCACTACTAATCGAAGGCGACCCAACCGCTGCCAATGCGATGCACCCATCATACGGCCGAGCCTACCCTGTCGGATCAATAGTATTTGCCGACCCTACCCAGGCGAACGAGTGCAAAAGCGGAGACATAGTTATCGCAGAACTGACCGCCCGCCAAAACAAAGTGACGGCATTCAGACAGCTATATCAAGAAGGCGGCAGCGAATTGTTATTACCGCTAAACCCACAATTCCCGCCGGTATTAGAACCGTTCAAAATAACAGCAAAAGTGATTGGGGCGATACTACCCTAACCACACTCAGAACAACGCCACCCACCGATCTTAGCGTTCAGAAGCTTCCAAACAACAATAACCAACAGCCACGCACCCACTGTCATTAAGATCAAAATCAAATGAACCAAGATCATAAAACCACTAGATTTAGTATTGTTGCGATAATGTTTAGTAATTTTTTTACACTTTCGGCACTTAATCATTTGCTCTTCAATTATTTTCAAAAAGGCAACCCCTCACAAGCCATCAACTTCGAAAAAGCACTAGAAAAACCTGAATACTTAACATTAAAAGTATACCGTTCGTCATAAGGGAAAAATTTTGCTCTATACATAATTTCCGGCGAGCTTTTGGCAATAATTTCATCAATAACTGCCTTAGAGTCTTCAGCAGAAAACGCCACAACATTCGATTTTAACTCCACAGCTCTCACCGGATCCAAATCGCCAACTTTAAGCATTGGATAGAAATCAGACTGAAAACGTTCAGAAGTCTCTGAAAAAGTAGGGCTGGAATATAATCCCAAAATAGGAACATTATTAGAGACAACTACTGTCATCTGAAGCCCCGCAAATGAATGATACGGCAGGCTTTTAATAGATTTTTCGGAACGTATCAAACAAAAAGACTCGCCCGTCATTGCATCTTTAGTTTCATAAAACTGCCAGTCACGACCAGCGACAACATCACTTCCAGACTCATACTCCCGCACCTCAGACGTGACCGCACCCGCGCACGGCATAGCTTGGAAAGACTTTTTACCCGCACCGTCAGTACACACATACAACTGGCCAGCAAACGACAGCGATGGAAACACCGCCAACAAGGCTAGAAAAGAACGCATAAAACCTCCTTATTTATCAGCAGTTTCAATACTACCGCCGAAATAAAACAAGAAAAAACAAAATTTACTGTTGACACAACAAAGAAATCTGTTCATAAATACAGAATATTCTGTTTATGTAGGGCAAATCACATGGCAACACAACAACCAAACACCGCAGACATCGTGATTCACCCAGCGGTATTCGACCGCCCCGACTTCATGGCCGTGCTCGATAAAATCGAAGACGACTGCCAAGGCCGGATCGTCATTGCCGACACCGACATGCTGGAAATCAACCGCTTTGACGAATTCGACCCGGAGCCAGCCGCATGAGCCGATCTATCGACTACCGCACAGCGGCATGGCAACTCAACATCAGCCCCGTTGCGCTACTCAAAAAGCTACGCAACGCAGGCGCGATCCACAGCCACGGCCCAGAGCGCAACCAGCCAAAGCCGGGCTATGGCCACCTATTTGACACCGAACTAACTCAATACAAATGCGGCTTACGGTGGAAACCCCACCACACGCTACTCGTTCGTCCGGCAGGCCGTGACTACCTCAAAGCCCTACTTGCTGGCGACACCCAGCGAATGAAAGCCCTGACGATATTCACGATAGACCGAGACCACGCACATCAGCAGATAGCGGCCATCACCGCCCAACTGCGTCACTAACACGCACCCGCGCTAGTAGGCAGGACGCCTGCCCCGTTTAGCCCGCCACGAGCGGGCTTTCTGGGTGCCAGAAATTGAAAAATAACGAGAACGCCGCTCGGCAGTACCGGCGCAAAAATACACAACTGAGGAAAGAGCCATGACCGACTCAATATCTGTTCGAGAAGATTTATTTAATGCCACCGTTGCCCAACTTCGCAACGGCGCAACCCAAATCGAAGCCAGCGAAATGCTGAACGAATTGGTACGCGCATGCCGCGACACCAACAAAGTTGGCGAACTAACGCTAAAAATCAAAGTGCGCCCAGACGGTGCAACCGGCCAATACTTTTTGGAAGACCAATTAAGCGCCAACACACCGAAACCTGAACGCGGCAAAACGCTGTTCTTCGGAACACCTGAAGGCAACCTACAGCGCCAAGACCCGAATCAAAAAGAGCTTGAACTGCGTGACGTTCAAGACGACCGCAATGTTCGCACCTTGGATGACGACAAGCCAACGGTTCAGGCGATCAACTAAACCAACCCACCCCAACCTTTTATAAATATTTAAGGAAAGAACGATGCCAGAATCAGCAAAAAAAACCGATCTTCAAACCGCCCTAGAGATTGGAAAAAACCAAACTCAAGTGATAGAAGTTGACGGAATCAAAGTACTCGTTACACCAAGCGGCCATAACGTTGACCTGAAACTTGAAGCAGAGCTAGATCGATTCAGAGACCGCCCGGCTCAAATCAGTGCACACGTCGAACTTCACACAGCTCAAGCATTTATCGACTACGTGAATGACTTCAGCGACGCAAATACCGCCATCTTCATCAACGAAGAAGACGCCAAGTTTATCGCCGTACTGGACTACCACGAAGGCACGACCCAACCCCGCCACGGTTACCACACAGCCACATTCCAGTGCAAACGCACTGACGAATGGTCGGTATGGATGCGCCACGATGGCGAAAAAATGGAGCAAGAAGCCTTTGCCCTTTTCATCGAAGACAACGCTGACGAAATCGTGCAGCCAACCTCAGCCGAAATGCTTGAAATCGCACTAACGATCAAAGCCAACACCACGTGTGAATTCCGTCAAAGCCTACGCTTAGACAACGGCCAAATTCAATTAACGTACAACGAACAAATTGATGGCCGCGCCGGAGCCTCTGGCCAACTTGAAATCCCGCAAGAAATCAGCGTTGCGATGCAGCCGTTCCAAGGCAGCAGCAGCTACACCCGCAAAGCCCGCTTCCGCTACCGCATCAGTCACGGAAAGCTCTCTATGTGGTACGACCTGATTCGCCCTAAAAAGTGCATTGAAGAAGCAATCAAAGACACGCTGACCCAGATTAAAGACCCAACAACCGGCGCCAAAGTTAGTCAGTTCTACATGGGCAACCCGCCCAAATAACCACCACCCAACCTGCAACACAGCCCCTTCATTGGGGCTTTCGCAGTAGAGAAACCCGCTGAGGAACATGACATGAGCACAACAGACCTACCGCTAGCAAACCACAAGCCCGGCCGCGTATTCACCGCCCGCGAATTGCAGCCAGACGAAATCATCACCCCCGATTGCAAGCGCCTGATCGACGGCGACTTCATCGGCGTGTTCTCAACCGGCGTACCCGCGTCAGAATCAGCCGTCGCTGTATACAAATTCGTAGACGTCACCGCAGAGGGCCTATAACCATGACCACACAATCAATCACCACCGCTAAAGCCGCAGCCCACAGCGAAATCGAACAGCAAACCACTGAGTTTTTGGCCCAAGGCAACAAAATTGACGAACTGCCCTACAGCCCCGACGGATACACCCCCACCGGCGAACTTGAAGCCGTGGTGAAAAAGAACTCCGCCGCACGCGCCAAGGGCATGACAAACCGGAATTGGAAAAAACTGAACGACCAAGAAATGGCAGCCAAAGGCCTAACCAAAACCCCGAAAAAAGCGGGATGCAAAGCCGAAGGCAAGCGCCAACACGCTGTCACTGTATGCAGCGAACCAGCCAGCCGCCAACGCGCCAAAAAATCAGGATTCAAGGACAAAGCCGCATGACGCCACACTTCTCAGCAATGTTAACCGTACTCATCATTGCCGCCGTTATCGGCTGTATTGGTGCCTAAATAAACAAGGAGCTCAAATGAACGACCTACTCATGCTGTTTTTTATCATCGCCCTAGCGATATGCGCCCTAGTAGCAATTTTTCTAGGTGGTGCTTACGTCATGGCAAAACGCTGCGTTGAAGTGCTGCAGGGTTGGATACCGCACAGCGAGCCAACAACAATAAAATTAATGATCATGGGCCACGCCCGCCACGGCAAAGACACAGCGTGCGAATACCTACGCGACAAGTACGGCCTAACATTTAAAAGCAGCTCAGAAGCTGCCTGCGAATCGATCATCTATCCAGCGCTAAAAGACGTGCATGGATATAAAACGATTAAAGAATGCTTCAACGACCGCGTGAATCATCGCGAAAGCTGGTATGCATTAATTAGTAATTATTGTCACCACAACCCAGCCGTATTAAGTGAAATAATATTTCAAGACCACGATATTTATTGTGGAATTCGAAGTAAAAAAGAGTTTGATGCAACCGAAGCCGCCAGCCTCTTTGATCTATCCATTTGGATCGACGCCAGCAAACGCTTGCCCGCAGAAAGCGAAGACAGCTGCACAGTCACAAAAGAAGATGCCGACATCGTAATAAGTAACAACGGCACTCTTGAGCAGCTATACGCTGCACTTGATCGAATGATGCTCACCATCGCAACACCGAAGAAAAAAATCGGGATGGCCATCTAATGCAAATAATCGCCAACTCATATTTTTGTGGTGCCGGCCTTTTAGACGTAGGACTACAACGCGCGGGCGTTCAAATCGGCCAAGCCTTCGAGCTGGATCGTGACGCCTGCAAAACCTACCGCGCCAATAACAACCACAAACTGACCGAAGGCGATATCTGTAATCAATTAGTCTTAGAACAAGACGGCTGCGATTTAATGGTGTTCACCTACCCATGCACAAAATACAGCCGCATGGCCGACATACACGGCACCCGAACCGGCGACGAATTATTTCTTCATGCGTTACGTCATTTAGCCATCGCGCGCCCCGAAGCTTACACCGTCGAAAACGTACCAGGCATGCGAGCATTCCCCATCGTCATGGAAGCCATGAGCAAAATGCCTGATTACTACATACAAATATTCTGCCCAGTAAAAGCAGAGACATGGCTACCACAACGCCGCAACCGCTTAATTATTATTGGCACCAAAAAGCGCTTTAATATTCGCCCACCCGAGGGCACCAAGCCGATTAAATTGGCCGACATATTAGAACACGATCCATGCGTCACCATCCCCAAAGCCGTACACGAACGCATGATAGGGAAATACCGCGATTTACCAATCATCAGCGACCCCAAAAAAGGCGACATTGCACCCACATGCGTCGCTCATTACGCAAAAGATAAAAGCACCCGCCTAGTTGCTGACAAACGATTTAATCTAGGCGTTCGCCCCTATAGCGTTCGCGAATACGCACGACTTCAAGGTCTGCCAGATTCGTTTATTTTTCCGGTTTCTGATACCGCCGCCTATCGCCAAATAGGCAACGGCGTTGCCGTACCAATGGGTGAATGGATAGGCACAGAAATGACACGTTATTTTAAAAACCGGAGGGCAGCGTGAAAGTGGTTAGTTCTATTTTGGAACGTACCACTAACCCTAAGCTAACGGGCTGCGAAGCAGTCCACATTTGAGCGCCTTGTTATTTGGCGCGGGAGGATTTATGGCAAAGACACACTTTAAAATTTGCGGGGTAGACGCTCGCGCATTAGGTCAAACCGAATATGAGTTTAGTCACCAAACCGCGTGCGGATATGTAAGAAAAGAAGTTACGACCGATGGTGATGCCGTTGATTGTTTCTACTGCCTAAGATCAGAAGAAATGAAGCATTACCACCATATAAATTCCACTTTGACAGATTCTAGCGGGTGCTACTAGCGACCAAATAACCCAGATTTTAACGGGCTGGAGCGACAGCGACAGTCCACCATTTAAATGTTTGTTATTCGTCAGGAGGCGATATGAAAAATCAGCAGTTAAAAGTATTTGAAGAGAATGGAGTTTTATCTATATCAATCGGCGTAAACACTTTACGTCATGCGTGTGAGATTGGTCGTCGGTATGGAACTGGCGAGATTGAAATAACAGATGAAAAACTATTTCTAGAAAATCTCATCAATGAAATTGAAAAAGAAGACGAAGACGGCTCTACGTTGGCGCACGTCATGTTTGATAGCGCAGTTACATCAATGCTAGAAAACGGGGAAGAAGGGGTGGATTTGCTAGAAGACGAATAACCCAAATTTTAACGGGGCTAAGCGCCAGCGCGGCTCCACTTTGAAAGAATTGTTATTTCACGAACTGAGGACTTAAGAATGTATTTTTTAAGATGGGTATCAGCTTTTGTTTTGCGACTATTTTTAGTAGTCCCTTTTATTATTCTGCGTCATATATTTCACGGAGTTTCCGAGTTCTTTGCCAGCTTGGCTCATGGCTTCGGTGTGGCAGAGCGGGCACTAAAGCAGATTTCTGTTGCGCCGTACATTGCCCCTTGGAATAAGCAGCTTGCTGAAATGAAAGAGGAAAAGAGGCTAGCAACATTGCAGAAACTGAAGGACAGTATTGAGTGAAATAACCCGGCGCTTATTTTTAAGCGCCAGCGAAATAAACTTACAGCGCATTGTTATGCGCAAGGCGGAAGCAATGACAAAGCAAGAATGGGAGCAGATGACAGGCCAGCAGAAGTACGACTCGATACTCGCCGGGACATGGAGCGTGCAATCCCGTATGGGTATTGATGCCAATTCAAAAGTCGGCGATTCAGGCGCAGCATTTAGGGCGTATGCGACGTTTAGCGATGATATACAGATTAGCGGATGGAAAGAGACAAAGCTGAAAGCAGCGGAGGAGGCTGTATCTAACGTAAAGGAGCTGATTGCATAACCCGGCGCTTAATTTTAAGCGCCGGCGAAATAAACTTACAGCGCATTGTTATGCGAAAGGATAAAGAAAGATGAACGAAGTAAAACTGAATAAGATCGACCTGCTTCAGGTGCTGAAAGATAACCTTGCGAAGCACACTGCTGAAGTTGCGGAATTACGAAGTGAGCGAACCGGCAAGGTACTTGACCACATGGAGTCAGAATTAGAAAAGGCACTGAGTGATGCGAATTATCAGCCTGTGACGAAAGACTTCCCGATGATCGAAAGCCACGAAGGTGATTACAAGAAAGTTATTCGCATGGTCGAAATGTCGGTCGATGAAGCGATTACTTTGGACTCTCGTAGTTTTGATCAGTATGTGATGGATAACTGGGCATGGAAGTCGGCGCTTGATTTTACTAAGACGCTATACGGCAAAGGCGCATAACAAAGAGTTCGCGCGTCGAGGAACGAGATCGACGCGTAACGAGGTGTTATTGAATGAATTTAACAGAGATTTAAAAATGAAAAAACTTCAAAAAAAATCGCGAAAAGCCCGCGCCGCCCGAATTGCGCAACGACATCGTGACGACGTAAAAGCCACCACTTTTTACATGCACGGCACAATGATGTCCGCACTAGGCGCTGAAGTCGGCAACCCAAAACACCACATCAGTACCGCCCAAGCCATTAAGATATTAAATCGAAAAAACACGTGGTCAATCATGCTACTCGTGTTTCTCGATACCGGTTTTGAATGCGGCACAAAAATCGAGTTGCATACTATCGACGTGCCGCAAACCCGCGCCGACATCAATCAAAAATTAGACGACATGCACTGGCATTTTGTCGAGCAACAAAACTTCAATCACGTATGCAGTAGCGGCTTCTTCTTAGTGCCAGACCACCACGTTGATCTCGAAAAAATCCAACGCGACATCATCAAACTATTTACAGCACACAAACCGTGGGACAGAGACCACACAGCTAACGCGACATTAATCAGACAGCTCGAACGAGCACTAGAAGCAGCGTAACAGGTAACGACGATGGCCAGTTATTTTTTATCAGACGCAGACATGACGGCACTCACCGGCAAACGACAAAAAGCCGCCCGCATCGCTGCGCTTAATAACATGCACATTGCATACATTTCAGCTGCCGACGGCAGCCCCCTCGTGCCCTGCTCTATAATCGATACAATGGCCGGAATCGAATCAGCAAAAATCGCAGAAGAATCAATACAAGACGACGGTTTCAACCTCGCATAAAAAAAACAGCACACAACACCCGCAGGCCCAACAATGACACCACGCAAGCGCAAATCAACCGCCGACAACTGGCTACCGTCCCGAGTCTATCGCGGCAAATCGTCCTACGAATATCGCCCCAAGGGTGGCAAATGCCAGGTGCTCGCTAAACTACAACGCGACCCAGCGGGAAACATCGTCGAACCCGTCGAACTACGCCGCGCAGTGATGGACGCCTACGACCGCGCTGTCATCGAAGCCCGACCAGCCAAGGACGTAAATTATTGGCTTAACAAATTCATGGTGTCCGACAAATTCATAAGCCTGAGCCACCTCACGCAAGAAGACTACCGCCGTTACATCGAAGTGATCGTCGATCCAAGCAACCCAGCCAGTAAAGCCACACACAACGGCATACGCTACGTATTCGGGGCAATGACCCCTACTAACGTCAAACCGACGCACATACGCCGCTATATGGACTACTGGAACACCCCGCAAACCGTCACTCAGGCATCTGGCCGCATACTCGATGGCAAAGCCAAGCCAACCACCGCAAATCGACACCTGAGCTGCCTCCAAGCGTTTTTCAAATGGCTGCGCCAATATCTAACCGGCATGGAGCAAAACCCCGCTGACGGCCTGATCAAATTCCCAGAGACCGTGCGACAGGTATACATCACTGACGATCAATACCTAAACATGCTTGAAGCATCACTCAACAGCACCACACCGTGGTTTTTCTCGTTTCTTGAAATCGCGTACCTTTGCGGCCTGCGACGTAACGAAGTGTGCAAGCTGAATCACGACGACATCATCACCGAAGACAACACCCAATACCTGCGCATAATCCGCAGCAAAGGCTCAAAAGGCGAACTGATCGAAATCACCGACCGCTTGCAAACCGCCATCGATACCGCCATCAGCTTATATCCAGCCGGAAAGATCGAACCGATACGCGAGCGCCCCATCATCCGCAACACCCGTGGCGACCGAATCAGCAAATCAGCACTACAAAAAGCACTCGCAAACGTGAAAACCGCCACCGGCATCACAGACGTGACACTGCATGACATGAAGAAAAAAGCCGGAACAGACGGAAAAGACCTAGGCCACAAAACCAAGCGCATGGCCGAGCTGTATAATCTAAAACTGAAAAAAGGCACCGCGACGCGATGAATAGAATAACCTTAGACTAACTGGCTTGTATGATAAGCCAGTGAACATTTCAAATATTTGGATGAGCGACAATGGAAGAACAAGAACAAACCAACGAAACAACAACCCCAACTGAGCCTGTTATTCTGTTCTTCGTCTTTGGTGGTTCTCATTATTACGCGTCCGGGGGCGCTTGGGACTTATTAGCCAAGACTGACGACATAGAAGAAGCCACAAAAAAAGCAGAAAGCTTTATAGGCAAGTATGCGGTTTTTGAAATTGCAGATTGGAGTGATGATAGAGAAGATGATTCAGGCTTTGAAATAGAGTGGACTCACGTAGTGAATGCACAAGACGGAAGCATTGTTGCTGAGTTTGGCGGTCATCCCTTTGGCGGCGGACAACCAGTATTGCAGATCAGAGAAAAATAA